TTTCATATTCTGTAAAATCAAATGTTGGTATAAATTCTTGGGGAGAACCAGTAGAAAGTATCTTACATCCGGTAGGTGTTAAAAAATTCAGCGATCTTCAAGTAATATCTGGATTGACTTCTACAAGATTCAATACGGAACAAAATGAAAGTGATCTTTTAGGTATATCAAATATTGATTCCGTTATTAATTTAAATTGCTACTCTGATATAGATTTAGCAACTGAAAATAATATTAAAAATTTATATTCAGATGAGATAAGATTTAATACGTTAGATTTAACAGATTACTTCCAATCTATTGGTAATAGAGTTTTAATAGTTGACGATATTAGTTCGGAATTTAATAGCAATCCAAGAACAACTAAGTATAGCACTTTAGAATCTTGGTCATTGGAAGAATATAGAGCAAAAAGATACTTATTATTAGCAGTTGATAAGAACTATGATTTGGAACGACAGGTAGTTATTTTATCTGGATTGCATGATGGTAGTAATATTTACACATCAGAATATGGAAAAATATCAACGATAGAAAATCTTGGTGATTTTGAAATTGGAATTACTGATAATTATGCATACTTGTTATTTTATCCAATTGATTATGAATTTTCTGACTTCAATTTAAGTGGATTTAGTTATGGTTTTGGTGATATTTCTGGAACATCAACGCAATACATTGGAGATATAGCAAAAGTAAGTAGTAGCTCAGAAACTATTTCAAGTGGATTGTCCACATCTGCGGCAGTTGTTGGTATTGATTCTACATATACTTCTTCTAAAGTATTTGTTACATTCGAAGCAGTTGATAATTCTTACTATGAATATAATGAATTTAATATTGTTTTAAATGATGATATTTATTTTACAGAATATTCATCTATAGTATCTGGAACTTTAAATAATGAGGTTGGTTCTGGAATTGGATCTTATAATATGTTTTATAGTGGTGATGAAGTTGTTGTAGAAATTCAACCATATTCATCATTGACTACTAGCTATACTGTAAAGTCAACTGTCGTATCGATTTCAAACACATCCAGAACATCAACAGGATCTACTACATTTAACACGACTTTAACAAAAACTGGATATGCATTGTCAACTACTGATTCGGTTACAAATCCAATAGAAATTTTGAACGTAGATCCATCATATTATGGTTTAAATGCTTTTGTTAGTATTGAAGATCTTACAAATGGAATAAATCAAATGTCAGAACTAGTGATAGTTCGTGACAATAATACTGGTTATGTATCTGAATTTGGATTAATTGATACCGATTCATCTCTTGGACTGGGAACTTTTTCTTCAAGTGTTGATTCATCTACAGATAATCTAATCTTATTATTTGAACCTCTACCAAATAGAGAAGTTGAAATTAGAGTTTTTGGAAATTCTGTTTCTAAACTTAGTGGAGTTAGTTCATTAACTTCTTTTGATTATGAATTTGGAGATTTTAAAACTGTTAATGGAGATTATTTTGGAACAGAAAATGAAATAAAGACAAATTTTGATCTTAAGCACAAAGGAAGACTTATTTTTGAACGTTCATTCGACTCTGAAGATATAAATATTGTATCTATAGATGACGATTTATTAAATATTGAAAATCATTATTTTGTAAGTGGTGAATTATTAACTTATTCCTATCCAGAAAGTGGATCTCCTATTGGTATAGCAGAAACGACTATACCGGGAATCGGTCTCACAGATAAATTACCATCTTCGTTATATGCAGTGAAAGTTACTGATGGTAAATTGCAATTCGCATCAACTGCTGAGAATGCTTTAAAATTTAATCCCATTACACTCTCGATTGATTCTATTGGAGTTGGAACAAATCATAAATTAACTTCAACAAATAAAAACGCAAAAGGTTTATTCTCTATAGACAATATGCTACAGTCTCCAATAAATGAGACTGATATTACTACAGAATTACAAGATCATGTTACACTAACTGATTCTGCTATTAATACTGTTGGTATAACGTCTATTTTTTCTGGTGATATTTTAAAAATTAATGATGAAATTTTCTTCGTCAAAGAAATAGCAGTTGGAACTCAAGAAAAATTAAGAGTTCGTAGAGGATGGGTTGGAACTACAATTGGCATTCATTCTTCTGGAGATACTGTTACAAAACTTGAGGGCAATTATAATATTGTTAATTCAAAAATTTATTTCACTGAAGCTCCTTATGGAAAAGTTCCTATTTCAAATCCTATCGTTGGATATGGACTTTCTAGAATAGATGTAGATGAGGTTGATTTCGTTGGTATAGAAACTAACTCTTCTTTCCATGGAAGAACATTTATGAGGTCTGGAATTCCTGGTGGATCTGAAGAAACATATGCAAAAAATTATGTATTTGATAACATCCAAACACAGTTTACTGGAATAAAGTCAGATTTTGTATTAAAAGTTGATGGAAGTGATGTTACTGGAATATCTACTAATAATGCTATTGTTCTAGTTAAGAATATTTTCCAACAACCACAAAGAAGTGGTATAAATTCTGTTATTGGAAACTATTCTCTAACCGAATCTTCTGGACAAACAATTGTTGAATTTATTCCCAGCACACAAACACCAATAGATGATATTAATGTTACAGACTTACCAGTTGGTGGAGTTATTGTATCAGTTGGATCAACTCAAGGATTTGGGTATCAACCTTTAGTTAGTGCAGGAGGGACTGCAACGATATCTGGATTTGGAACTATATCAAATATTAGTATTGGTAATAGTGGATCTGGATATAGACCAGGAATTCAAACAAACATTAATGTATATGCAGAAACTTCATCATCTATTAATAAAGTGGGATATGCAAGTGCATTAAATGGTCATATTTACGATGTAATTATAACTAATCCAGGAACATCATATACAAATATCAATCCCCCAAATATCAAATTTGATTCTCCATTAAGTTATTCTAATATACCACTATTATATTCTGAAGAATCATCTTCTGGTGTTGGTACTGGTGCTGAAATAAATTTGATAGTAAGTAATGATTCTTCGGTTCTTTCTTTTGAAATGGATAATAATGGATATGCATATAAACCTGGAGAATTGTTAACAGTTTCTATTGGAGGAGCAACTGGAATTCCAACGGATACATCAAAAACATATGATGAATTTCAAGTTACTGTCGATAGAGTTCACTATGATTCATTCAATTCATGGACATTAGGATCTTTGCAGCAATTAGATCCTATTGATGATAGGTTTGATGGTAGGACAAGATCTTTCCCCATTTCATTTAAGGGAGATTCGATTTCAATCAAAGCAAAACTGGGAAGTAATATTGACGTAGAGTCTTTATTAATGGTCTTCATTAACGATGTTTTACAAGTTCCAGGACAATCATACACTCTCAAAGGTGGAGGTATATTAGTATTTTCGGAGCCACCAAAGGAAGATTATACGTCAAGAATAATTTTTTATAGAGGAACGGAGGGTGTTGATGTAAATATAGTAGATGTAATATCTCCAATTGAAATTGGTGATAAATTACAACTAAAATCAGATGAACTATATGAAACAGAAGAACAAAGAACTGTTGAAGAAATTTTATCTTCAAGTATTGTAGAAACAAATCCATATAGTGGTCCAGGAAGATTAAATGATGATCTTAAAGAACGACCAGTTACACTCTGTCAACAGACAGAAGATTTGTTTATAGGTGATAGGAATATTGGTAAGAATAGAGTATTCTATGAAGCAAAAATCTTCCCACAAACCAATTTAATTCAAAATGTTGGGGTTGGATCTTCGTTTGCTTTTGTTGAAAGTGTCTCTACATTTTTCAATAACGGGAATGAAAATATAGATTCAACTAAACTTGGTAAGATACAAATAATATCCAAAGATCCAACATTAACCGCAATAGCAACAGCTGTTGTTTCTTCATCTGGAACAGTTTCGTCCATAAATGTGACAAATGTTGGTTCTGGATATACAGATATACCAGAAGTATCAATATCTCCTGGAATTGGAACTACAACCAGGGCTCTTGCAACAGCATCTATATCTTCTGGTTCTGTAACATCAATATCAGTATCTGATGGTGGAGTTAGTTATAGTTCAACATCTCCACCAAGTGTTCTTATTGAAAGTCCAAAAGTAGTGATTGAAGAAATTGAAAAAGTTTCATATGAAGGTGATTTTGGTTCTATAGTTTCAATATCAAATACGACTGTTGGAGTAGCAGAAACTGCTCTTTTAATAGGTCTTTATATTGATAGTGATTCTTATCTCTTCAATCAAGGAGTGAATCCAAATGGATTAGTATCTAATGTTTATAGTGGAATTCAAACTAATTATTTCTTTGTAGCATCTAATACTAATGTTGGCAATGGAATGACATCAAGATATAACAATGGAAATAGACTCAGCATATCTACTGATAATTTTGATAATGTTTTTCAGGTTTATGACATTAATCAAACTACAGGAATTGTAACTGGAATAGGAACTACAAGTATTTTGGAAATATATACTTTGGTAGATTATCCAGTAACTTCCGTAAGTGGTACTACATATTATGGTGATTTTTCTTGGGGTAAAATATCTTGGAGTGTAGATGAAAGTAGAAAAAATCCGAAAGATTTTTCATCATATTATGCAGTTGGATACTCTGGTATAGAAACCTCAGCATTTGTTAGGAGAAAGCATGAGTTGGAATTCAAATCATATACTTCATTTGAATAGACATAAATAACTAAAAATATCTTTCCATGTCAGCAATAGTAACAGATCAGCTAAGAATTATAAATGCTAAAAATTTTGTTGCTGAAATCACTTCGAGTAACAATTCTTACTATAGTTTTGTTGGGTTAACAAATCCAGAAAATTATAGTGGATCTTGGGATGAAAATCCACCATCACCAAGAGATAGTTTTAATGATGAAAATCATATTTGGGATACTATCATAGGATTAAAAAAAATCTCATCAGATGATGTAAGATTTGCTTTAAATAAAAATACTTGGAGTTCAGGTATAACATATGATATGTATCGACATGATATTACGAGAAATTCATTATCACTGCCATCACAATCAACTTCACTATATTCATCAAGTTATTACATTATTAATAAAGATTATAAGGTCTACATATGTTTACATAATGGAACAGATCCAGAAAATCCTAACGGAAGACCTTCTATAGATGAACCAACATTTACAGATTTAGAACCTAGATCTGCAGGAAGTAGTGATGATGGATACATATGGAAATATTTGTTTACTATAAATCCAAGTGACATAGTAAAATTTGATACTTTAAATTATATTACTGCTCCAGTAGATTGGGAAACAAATGAGGATTATAGTGCTATTAGAAATAATGCGATTAACGGTGGGCAAATTAAAGTAGCAAAAATTACATCTAGAGGTGTAGATGTTGGTCCAGCAAATTCAATTTATACTTGTAAAATTATTGGAAATGGTACTGGAGCAGAGGCAACTATTTCAATTAATAATCAATCAAAGGTCGATTCGATTACTATTTCTAAAGGTGGATCTGGATATACTTATGGTAAAGTTGATTTAACTACAGGAGGATTTCCTACAAATTCTACTACTGACCCATCATTTGAAGTTATTATCCCACCAAAAAATGGACATGGATATGATATTTACAGAGAATTAGGTGCTAAAAACGTTCTAATATATTCTCAAATAAAAAATGATTCCACAAATCCAGATTTTATTGTTGGAAATAAAATTGCACAATTAGGGTTAGTAGCAAATCCACAATCTTTTGATTCTACTCAGTTATTGACATCAAATCAAGCAAGTTCACTTTATGCATTAAAACTCACTGGTGCAAATGATGCCAATGACTATAAAAATGCTTCATTTGATGCAAATTCAGAAATAACGCAAACAGTTTCCACAGGAACTACTGCAATAGGAAAAGTGGTTTCATATAATAAAAACACTGGTGTTTTAAAATATTGGCAAGATAGAACTCAATATGGATTTAATTTTTCTCTTGAATCTGGAAGTGATGGTGAATATGGAAATAAACTAATTAGTTTCACATCAAGTATTGGATCTGGTGGATCATTAAATATTAATGGTGGAAATAAACAATTAAAAATTGATACCACTTTTGACGGTAATACATTCACTATAAATAATCAAAACTATTATCTTGGGCAAGTATTTAACGATGGAGTTTCAAATCCAGAAGTTAAAAAATATTCTGGTGAAATAGTCTATATTGATAATAGACCATCTATAACTAGATCTCAAAATCAAAGAGAAGATATTAAAATCGTATTGCAATTTTAAGAATTATGCCACAACTAACTAATTTAAATACTTTCCCATATTTTGATGATTTTGATCCAAATAAAGGATATCATAAAGTACTTTTTAAACCAGGTCAACCTGTTCAAGCTAGAGAACTGACAACCATTCAGTCGATTATTCAAGATCAAATTGAAAAATTCGGAAGTCATGTTTTTAAAGATGGATCAGTTGTAATACCTGGAGGTGTTTACTTAAGAACATCATCTTACAATGTATCATTAGAAAATACTTTTAATGGCATTGATCTATTGCAATATATTGAGGGACTTAATGGTAAGATATTGATTGGTGAAGATAGTGGTGTCAAAGTAAAAGTAGAGCAAGTAAGTGGATATAATTTATTTCTAAATGTATTAAAAACTGGTTCTGACAAATCTACTAATAGTCTTATTGTTGGAGAAAGGTTATTAACAGAAGAAACTCTTTCTTTAACTGATTTTTCAATTACTAATATTCAACAAAATCAACCTGTTGCTATAGTAAAGGAAAATCAATATGGTTGTATAGTTAGTGTTAAAGGTGGAGTATTTTTTATTAGAGGATATTTTGTAAATGTAGAAGATTCCTCTTTAGTTGTAAGTTTATCAAATCCTGCACCTTCTTTCATATTTGGATTTGATGTAAAAGAGTCTTTTGTGGATTCATATGATGATCCTTCATTATTCGATAATGCTCAAGGTTTTTCAAATTATTCAGCTCCAGGTGCTGATAGATTTAAAATTGAAATCGATACTAAGTCATATCCAATCGAAGATACTTCATATTCAAACCCAGATAAAAATTTTATTGAATTAATTAAGGTTATTAATGGAACTATTAGTTCATCAAAAATAGATAATCCAGAATATAATGTTTTAGCTAATGAGTTTGCTAGAAGAACATTTGATGAAAGTGGAGATTATTATGTAAAACCATTTACTTTAGATGTAAAAGACTCATTAAATAATTTAGAGGGAAATGGTGGTATTTTTACTGAAGATGAAATTACAAATTTTGGGTTTGAACCTAGTGATGATATAGGTGTTTATAGGTTATCTTCTGGAAAGGCATATGTTAGAGGTTTTGAAGTAGATATTCCATCTTCCACTCTAATTGATTTCAAAAAACCAAGAACTACAAAATTACTTACTAAACAAGATATATCTTACAGTACAGGTCCAACATTTACAGTTAATCGTATATATGGCGCGCCAAACATTGGCATTTCTACAACATATTACATTGGACTAAGAGA